CAACTAAATTTATATATGCAAATTGCTTGTCAAAATCAATCATATTATTATCCTTACTACGTGAGTAAGGATTTTTATTATGAGAACATGTCAGGCGATCTAATAGGCAAAATAGAATATGTTTTTAGTAACATGTGAAATTTGTGAAAAAGAAGTTACTCAAGTTGTTAACGGAAAAACTTGGTATTGTTCACGTTGCGATAAACACCTAAATAAAGAGAATATAAAAGTAGCACTATTAGAAGAAAAATATTATGCAAGATAAATACTGTGAGTATTGTGGATGTGAAATAAAAAAACAATTAAGTATTAATTATATAAAATGTCACAAATGTGGCGGAATAACTCAAATATATGGCAAATATCAGAATGAAGCTCGTAAGAGACAAGAAGGCGACTAAAAAAAATAAACCAAATGGAAAAGGTGGATGTGGTAAAAAAAAATAATATGAAAAAAAGCATAAAAAAATCTAAATCAGTAGCAAAAGAAATAGCTAACTATAGAGAAGAAATAGAAAAAAGAATGAATGCTGGAGAAGAAGATATTGAGAAAGTACCAGCCCTAATAAAAATAAAGTCAGGAGAAGTCCTGAATCCTTATTTTATTTATATGCTAGAAAGAAAAGAAGATAGACCAATTGAAATGCTATTAGATGAAATAAGTGAAATATTTGGACTTAAAAGAGAATACTATTGGAATGAATGGTGTTATTTTTGGGTTGATCAATTTAATGAAGTAGAGCCAGCTCCAGAGGAAACAATAGAAGATATTGATCCAATAGATGAAGTTAATTAAATAAAAATGCGACTATATGAAAAACATAACAAACAAATTCAGAAAAGTATTCTATAGTGATTATGATAAAGTAAAAGAAAGAGACAAGATGTTAGAAGGAATGGGAACTAAAGAAAAAAAGATAAAGAACATTCCTTTATTAATAGAAAATGCAGTAGAAACAGTTATAAATCCATGGTTAATCTATAAGTTAGATTGTGAAATAGGAATGCCAAAAGAATTAGCATTAGAAGAAATAGAGAATAGATTTAAGATAAACGTTAAAGAGAACTGGTCAGAATGGTGTGATTTCTGGTTTGATAGTTTTAAAAAGATACCACATACTATTTTATTAGATAGTAAAAAATATTTAAACGAATGCTAAAATTTAACATAACAACAAACGATCAACACAAAGACGGATTTAAAATGTCTTTTCAAGCTGAAACAAAAGAAGAAATAGATATAGCTAAAAGCCTATCAGAAAAACTAATAGAAAAAATAAAGTCTATAGAAGTTAAAATAAACAATGAATATGGAGAATATTGAAATAAATATAGAAGAAATAAAACCATACGAAAATAACGCAAAAGAGCATCCTGATTCTCAGCTAAAGACACTAGCTTATAGCTTAAAAAATTATGGTTGGCAATCCCCTATAATAGTAGACAAAAACAACGTTATAATAGCAGGGCATGGTAGAATAGAAGCGTATAAAAAATACCCAGAAGGAATTGAAACCCCTTGGATAAAAAACAACGAAGGAGAGACACTAAGCGGAAAGCCAGGAAAAAAACTCACACCAAAACAAGTTAAAGAGCTAAGATTAGCAGATAATAAAACAAATGAGAGTCCTTGGCTAAATGAATTACTACTACCAGAACTAAAAGAACTGCAATTAGAAGGCACTGATATTGAGGACTTGGGATTTGATAAAGATTTAATAATAGAGCCAGAAGAGAAAGATGACCAAGTTCCTGAAGTGCCAGAAGAGCCAAAAGCAAATCTAGGTGATATTTATCAGTTAGGAAATCACAGAATAATGTGTGGTGATAGTACTAAATTAGAGGATGTAGAGAAGTTAATGGATGGCAAAAAGGGAAAAGTTATTTTTACTAGTCCGCCTTATAATATAAATTCTGGAATGTATGAAAGTTATGAAGATAATTTAAAAAGTGAAGAATATATAGATTTTAATATAAATATAATAAATATTTGGAAAAAGCACCTAAAGGGATTTATATTTTGGAATATAAGTTATAACAAGAACAGTAGATGGGAATTTATTGAAATATTTTATAGGATAGTAAAAGAGACAGGATTAAAATTTTTAGAGTTAATAGTTTGGAACAAAAAACAAGCTTTACCAATAACTAGTAAAGAAATGTTTACTAGACAATATGAAGATGTTTTATTGGTTGGTGATGAGCATAGTATACAAGAAGATTTAGATATGTTTGTTTGTGCTAGAAATGATAAAAAAGCCTTTTTTAACAAAAAAACTAATAGAGGAATAACTAATTACTGGGAAATAGGAACTAATAAAACGCAACTGAAAAATCATTTAGCTTGTTATCCAGTAATGTTGCCAGTTAAAGGAATAATATTAATGAGTAATGAAAAAGATATAGTTATGGACCCATTTATTGGAAGCGGTAGCACTCTAATAGCTTGTGAAAAGACCAATAGAATATGTTACGGCATGGAACTAGACCCTAAATACATTGATGTAATAATAAAAAGATATGAAGATTATACTGGAAATAAAGCAATTAAACTATAAAAATATGACTAAATTAAACGAAAATACTGTAAGAAAATTAGAAGAGGCATTTTCAGTTGGTTCAGATGTAAGTGCTGCTTGCTATTATGCTGATATTAGCAGAGAATGCTTTTATAGATGGATTAAAGAGGGAAAAATGTCAAAAGAAAAGTATGACAGATTAAGGGAAAAGCCAGTTTTAAAGGCTTATCAGACTATTTATAAAGAATTAGACAAGGCTGATACAGCTAAATGGTACTTAGAGAGAAAAAGGAAAGACGAATTTAGCTCCAGACAAGAGCATAGTGGTAGAGATGGAGAGCCAATAGCAATAAACATATCAGAGGACATAGCTAAAAAGAATGGATTAATAAATTAATATAAACATATGAGCGACCAAGACAAATATAAACTATGTAAGAGTTGTTTTTGTATAATAATAGATGATCCCAAGCTTGATGATGTTGTATTTAGTTTTACGAAAATATGGGATTATGGAATGGCAATAACAAAAGCACACATAGAAATAGACAATAAGATTAAAAGACTAAATGAAGGAAAAGATTTGTCAGTAACGGAACAGAGAACTAAAGAGGATGATTTAAGAGTATTAAAGAACAATAAAAAAGAATTTGAAAAACTTTGGAAAGGAATAAAAAACATAAAAGAAGTCGGAGAGTGTAGAGGGTGTAAGCACCATAGAGAAAATAAATAGTATGTTATTACATGATGCACAAAAAGAAATAGGTAGTGGAAAAGTTACAAAAAAATAATAATCCTTCTGATAATGATTTATCAAATTTAGAAATTTTAGATAGTCATTCAGAACATGCAAAATTACATGCTATTGCACGACGGTCAAAAAACAGTTGCTAGAGATACACACAGGTTTAGAGTCTGTTGTAATGGAAGGAGGTGGGGAAAAACAACCCTAGCAATAGAAGAAATAAAAGGTAAGGCATTATCTAAGGAATCAAGAATAGCTTACATAGCCCCAACTTACCAACAAGCTAGAGATATTGCTTGGGATATGCTTAAATCAGAACTAACCTCTATAATAGAAAAAGTAAATGAGTCAAGACTAGAACTAGCTGTAAAGAATATAAAAGGAACTGAAAGCATAATTAAACTTAGAGGGTGGGAAAGCATTGAAACACTTAGAGGACAACAGTTTGACTTTATAGTTATAGATGAAATAGCCAGCATGAGGAATTACTTAATACATTGGGAGGAAGTAGTAAGACCAACATTAACAGATACTAGAGGTGAAGGATTGTTTATATCAACTCCTAAAGGATTTAATCACTTCTATGATTTGTATAACAAAGAATCTGAAAGTAAGGATTATAAATCATTTCATTATACAACTTACGACAATCCATACATTCCAAAAGATGAAATAAATATAGCTAAAGCAGAAATGGAAGAGAATAGATTCGCTCAAGAGTATATGGCTGATTTTAGAAAATCTGAAGGGCTAGTGTATAAAGAGTTTGATAGATTTAGACACTTAATGGATATAGATCAAATAGAGAATAAAAGAATAATAAAAGTAATATGTGGAGTAGACTTTGGATATAATAATCCAACTGCTATATTAAAAATAGGAATAGACCATGACAACAATTACTATGTAATGGATGAATGGTATAAATCAAGACAAGACATAGAGCAAATAGTTGAAAAGATAAGTAGTTATGATCCATCTAAGGTTTATCCAGATCCAGCTGAGCCTGACAGGATAGCTAAGATTAAAAAACATTTTCATGTAATGGAAGTAAGCAAGGATATAAAAGCGGGAATAGACTCAGTTAATAGCTTGTTAAAGCAGAACAGATTGATAATAGCCAAGCATTGTGTAAATTTAATAACAGAACTAGAATCTTATAGATATGCTGATAAAAAGCCAGACAAGAATGAAGAGGAGCTTCCAGTGAAAGAGAATGATCATGCTGTAGATGCTTTAAGATATGCTATTCATAATACTAGATCAGTAGATGTAATGAGGCGGCCAACTAGAATATTACCTAAGACTACATATAAAAGAGAATTATAGCGCGACCTTTTAAATATTATGTTATCAAGATTAGAATTATTAAAAGATAAACGTGGCAGAATAAACAACGACAAGTCAGACTATCAGCCTAATGATAAGACTGTAGAGATTACAAAGATGATGCAAAAGGACTTCGATCATGCTACTAGGATAATGGATAAGCCATATAGAGAGTTTAATGATAAAACTCTAATTGACAGACAGTCAATAGATCAAAAAAGATTTAATGCTTGGCAAGAGCCAAGTTCAAATGATCCAGCAGAATCATGGAAATCTAACGCTGTTAGACCAATAGCCAGAAATAAGCTTATTAGTATAGCAGCTCATATTACAAGGTCACTTATAATGCCAGTAATAACAGCTCAAAATGAGAACTCAGAAGAGGATAAAGATGCAGCTACAGTAATGAGAGACCTTATGGAGTGGAGAAATGATCAAGCAGACTATGAAAAGACGTTTCTTTATTCAGTTGTTTCAGCTATGGTAAATCCAGCTGTTATAATTAACACAGAATATTGTAAGGCTACAAGAAAAATAAAAGAACCTAAAGATGATGGTTCTTATGAAGTTAAAGAAGTGGAGGATGAAGTGCTAAGTGGTTTTAAGGACACATTAGTGCCAGTAGATGAATTGTATATTGAGAACATTTACGAACATGACATTCAAAAACAGAATTTTTTAATATGGCGTAAAGTTATTAGTTGGGAAACAGCTAATCACAAATATGGGAAGAATGATAATTTTAAATATGTTAAGCCTGGAATTCAAGTATTATTTAACGAAGAGAATGAGACATTCTACGATCAGTATGATGAAGAGCTGCAAGAAAGGTTAGTAGAAGAAGTTATTTATTACAACAGGCATGATGATTTGCAATTAGAGTTTGTTAATGGTATAATAATGTCAAAACCAGACCAATGCTTAAGAAGGAAAGACAAGCTATATCCATTCTCTAAAACAGGATATGAATTGATAGATGAGGGCAAGTTCTTTTACTATAAATCGTTAATGTTTAAGATGGCTGCTGATGAGCAAGTAGTAGAGACTTTATACAGAATGATAATTGATGGTACTTACTTACAAGTAATGCCTCCAGTTAATTTATTTGGTGAGGAGGTTGTAGATTCAAGTGTAGTGATACCTGGGTCAGTTAACACATTTCAATATGACAATACAAGAATTGAACCAATGACTATTGGATCTAATTTAAGTGTTGGGATGTCAATGCTTGAGAAGGTAGAATCTAGCATGTCAGAGTCATCATCTGATGCAAGAACAGCTGGGCAACAAGGATCCGGAACTCAAACTAAATACGAAATAGCGGTATTAGAACAAAACGCTAGAACAATGCTTGGAATGTTTAGTCAAATGATTGGATTTATGGTTAAGGATATGGGCAAACTACAGATAGGTGATGTTATACAGCATTTAACATTAGGTGATTTGTTAGGAATTGCAGACGGAGCAAGTGCAGTTAAATTTAGAAAGTTCACAATGCCTGATAGAGAGACAGAAACAGGAACTAAAACTAGAACTATTGAGTTTGAAAATCCTGCAGAATTAGAATCAGAAGCTGAAATGATGGGAATGGAAGGAGTAGAGGATTACGAACTAGAAAAATCTTATCAAGTACTAGAACAAGAGGGAAACAAGTTAGATAATAAGACTGAAATATATAAAGTTAATCCTGAGAAATTTAGAGACTTGAGATTTAAGATAAAGATTACTCCTGATGTAGTAACACCACCAACAGAAGCAATGAGAAAGGCAATGAACTTAGAGGCTTATGATAGGGCAATACAGAATCCTCTAGCTAATCAAGAGCTAATATTTAAAGATTTATTATTAAATAGTTACGATAAATTAAGAGATGATCCTGATAAATACATCATGAAGCAAGAGCAAGCTAATCCAATGGCTCAAGCCCTAGGGGCTGAGGGCGGTGGACAAGGCTCACCAACTGGAGCTGTTCAGCAAATGATGGAGCAGGGTCAAGTATAAAAATATGAAGTTAACAGACTTAAACAAGTTACAACTATGGGGCTTAATTTCTGATGATGCTAAAAAAAGGAAAGCCATGTTTGATTTAAAGATCAAAGCAACTGGAATTAAGGAAGTTGTAGATAATAGACTTAGAAGAGATGGGGTAGTAGAAGGAAATTTAGACCATGTTACAAAAGAACAAATTGCTGAATTCATTGACATAGAGTTTGAAAAAGAAGAAGAGCCAAAAAAGGAAGTTCCTAAAAAAGCTAAAGTAAAAAAAGATGAAGAAGTTAAAAAGGAAGATCCTAAACCTGCTTCTAAGAAATCTGTTTAATGCAGTAAGCGATAGAGACGTACTTAAATTTAAAGGAAGAATAGATTCAGGTGTAGTATCTTTAAATGAAAAAATTTTATCAAAGCAAGAGATAAACAATTTAGCAAAAGAAGCTAACGTTATAAAAAAAACATCACTTTGGAAACATCTCAATAGGAATGTAGAGTATATAGCACAAGAGAGAATGTTTAATAAAAGTGTAACATCAGATGATCTGGTATTTCCAAAAGCAATGCTTTATAACTTAGACATGCTAAACAAGTTATTAGACACCTTTGATAAAAAAAACGTACATTAAAATATAATGCGACCACGAGTATTGAGTGATTAAGCTTAATACTTAATACAATTTTGGTCGCATTTTGTGTTAGGTATTAGAGAAGATCACTCAGTAGAGTGGTCTTTTTTAATATTTAAGACACCCAGCGAGGGTATATTCGTAAACTTATGCAAGATAACATGAATAATGAGCCTAAACAAACTGAGACAGAAAACTCAGAACCTCAAGCTCAAGAGGTAGACAACAAACAACCAGCTCCAGAGGTTGAAGAGAACAACCCTAAAAAACAAGAGGTAGCTGAAGATGACCAGATAGATTATCAAGCTCTTTATAACGAAGAGATGGAAAGACGAAAAAGAGCTGAAAAAGCTATAGAGAAGTCTAAGAAAAAAGCAAAAACAGAAGAGGAAGACTCTTATTTAGAAGAACCGGATGATATAGAGGACAGAATCTCAAATGTATTAGATCAAAAATTGTCTAGCTTTAGACAAGATATGATGACAAATACAGTTGAAGATGTGTTAGACTCAATGTCTAGCAATGATGCTGAAAAGAAGCTAATTAGATTTCATTATGACAATACGATAAATAAGACTGGTTATACTAAAGGAGACATCCTTAATGATATGCAAATTGCTAAAGCAATTGCTAATCGTAAAAAGATTGAAAAAGACCAAAAAGAGGCTAGACTATCAAAGCAAAATAGCGAAAGCTATAGCAATAATAGTCAAGGTTCAAATCTTTCAAAAGCTACCCCTCAAGAGGACGTTAAATTATCTGCTCAGGAAGAGCAAATCTTTCAGAGATTTAATTTTAGACGTCAAAACGCTGGCAAAAAGCCAGTGTCTAGAAGTGAGTTTTTGAAGGGCGTTAATAACTAAATAACTTTAAAAATATGGCAAAATTTGACGTAAAAGTTGTAGAGCCTAAAGGAGCTTCTACACGGCAATATCAAGTTCAAGACAGAACTTCTTCTAGTGAAACAGACACAGTCAAGGCTGGTGAACCAGTTAAATTAGCTGCTGCTGGAAGTCCTTATGTTATTCCATTGGCTACTGGAGATCCAGAAATCGGAACTGACTTATTTGTTGGTATCGCTGCTGGTGAATCAACTGAAACTTCTTCAGCTGATGGCACTGTAGATGTAATTGAAATTACACCTAATACAATTTTGGAAGCCAAGGCTACAACTTCAACAAATGTTAATACTCAAGCTAAAATCGATGCTTTAGTTGGAGATACAGTTTGTTTTGACTTCGATAATACAAATTATACTATCGATGAAAATGAAGGGGATGATGATAACGTTCATGCTCTAAGAATTGTTGGTGGAGATCCTGACAAAGAAACTTTGCAAGTAAAAGTAAAATGGCAAGCTACTGATATGGGTGCTGCTATTTAATAATTAACTAACACTATAAAAATATGAGATATTCAAGTGGATTAAATCCAGACGTAGTGAAAACAGAGCTTGACAGCGTTTTCCAACAATACTTTGATTATGACGTGAAAGCTCCTGGCTACGTTGATGAAACTTCTCCTGCTATTTTTGTTCAAGATTCATCTGACAAATCAGCAGAACAAGAAGAAGTATTCAAACCAACTGGTTATTGGAACTCTAAGCAGGAAGAACAAGATGCTCAAGTTGATACTCCATTAATCGGAAACAAACAAACAACAACACATGTAACTTATGCACAAACTATCGAAATTCCTAAAGAATTTTTTGATGATAATATGCATGGTTCTTATGAAAAGATGGTTAAAGACTTTGCTAGAAAAGCAAAACTAACTAAGACTAAACAAGCTATGAGCATTTTTAGAGGTGCTTTTGATACAACTACAACTGCTGATGGTGCTTATTTAGTATCTGACACTCATACAACTTTAAGTGGTGACACAGTTGACAATAAGATTACTGACGCTTTAGATTCAGCTGGTCTTGATACTGCTGTTGTTAAACTTTTAGAACAAAAAGATCAAAATGGTGATGTTAGTGGATGTGTACCTAGAGTATTATTAGTTCCACCTGCATTATTTAGAACTGCTTGCCAAGTTTGTGATACAGACTGGGAAAGAGGAACAGGAAACAACAATATCGAAATTTTCAGCTCTAAATATGGTATTTATGTAGCTACTAGTAACTACTTAGGGGCTGCTGCTGGAGGTTCTGATACAGCTTGGTTCTTACTAGGTGATAATCACGATGTTCGAAGATATGTTCGAGAAGGTGTTTCAACACATCTTAAAGACTGGACTTTAACAGATAACCATGTTTATAAATACATGGGTCGATACAGAGAGTCTTATAGAGCTATTGACTACGTAGGAATCGTAGGTTCAGATGGTACAACCTAAATAACTAATTAGGGGGAGCTAAACTCCCCCTCTTTGAAATATGATAAATAAACTAAATAAAGTATTATCATTCGGATTAATAGTTTGTTTAACTTTTTCTGTAATGTCAGCTGTTGTAGCTGGTGGAGATAGACCAAGTGATGCCAAAATCTATATCGAAAATGTTCAAACAGTCAATATCGGTAGTGCTGATGAAGGAGCAGCCATTTTAGGCAGTGATACAAACTTTGACTCTATTGATACTACAGATGGATATAAGGTGGATGGTACAACTGTAATTGATGGAAGTGGAAACTTCGATGGAGCTGTTACAGCTACAACTGGTACTTTTTCAAGCACTCTTGGAGTTACTGGAGCTACAACTTTATCTAGCACTTTAGCTGTTACAGGAGCAACAACTTTAACAGGACAAGTTACTTTAAAAGAAAAGAGTACAACTGTTACTGCGTCAACTACCTTAACAGCTGCTCAAAGTGGTTCAACTCTTTATATTGACACGACTGCTGGTGCTACACTTACTTTACCAACTGCTTCAACTTCTGCAGGAACTGTATATAGATTTGTAATCGCTGATACATTTGCTACAAATAATGTTATTATTGATTCAGCCGAAGGAGATAACATCGAAGGTACATTAATTGTTGCTGGAGCTGTTGTAGACTGTGATGCTGAAGATCAAATTAATTTTGTTAATGATGGTGAAAATTTAGGAGATTATGTTGAACTAAGAACAAACGGTACAAAATGGTTTATTGGTTCAAGTGGGGCTTTAACAGCTGCTAAATTGACATGTACTGATCCAAGTTAATTGATAATATTCATGTCGCTTTATTTATTTAGAGCGACAAATAACATTATTAATTAATAATAAAAACTTTATGACAACAGGTAGAATATTAAAACCTAGGAAAACAATATTCAACGCTAACGGACAAACTACAGCTAACTTCACAGCTGCTACAACAGATATTATTACATCAGCCACTCACGGATTAAGTGATAATGATGTAGTAGTTTTAACAACAACTGACACTTTGCCAGCGGGATTATCAACTTCTACTAGGTATTATGTAACAAGTGCGACTACAAACACCTTTAAATTAACAACTTCTATTAATGGAGACGTAGTAGATATTACAGACACAGGGACAGGGACTCACACATGGACTGAAGCTGCAAGCGGTGAAGTAATTAACGTTGCTAGCTATAGACACGTTGGTATTTCAGCTGCTACTGCAAGTAGTGGAAACATGACTTTCAAGTGTGTTGGATCAAGAATGGCTACAGCTCCTAATTTTGAAGCTGCTCAAAGCGTAACTAATCATTACACATTTATTGAAATGATTGACAATGATAATGGAGACTCAATAGCTGGAAGTACAGGAGAAGCAGACGCAGCTGGATCAGACATATATAGAGATTATGCAGTTAACGTAGACTTATTTAATTGGATAACATTAAAAATAACTGCTCAATCAGCTGGCACATTAACTGCATGGGCAAGCTGTACTGATAATAACTAAAATATATGACAAAATCTAAAGAACAAATTTTAAAAGAATTACGACATAAAGATTTAATGAAGCTCTATCAGGAAGAACAAGAGCGGATTATATCTTCAATTAACACAGAAAAGCTTAACGAAGAAAAAGCTATTAAAAAACGTAAAGAAAAAGAGGCTATTTTAAAAGAAATGGACAGCATTATTGAAGGAAAGAAGAAAGACTTAGCTAATATTACTAAAAAGGTAGAAGATGCTAAGGTTAGCAGTGGGGTAGATACTCAAAAGGCTGGAAAAGCTAAAGCTGAGCTTGATGATTTGAATAAACAAGTTAAAGAAGCTACTGACAAGCTTAATAAAGAGCTTAAAAAACTAGAAAAAACTGCTAAAGAAAGCGAAACAGCAACTAAAAATGCTGAAAAGCAAACATTAGACATCAAAGAACAAATCAAAAAGATTAATGATGAAAAGGCTAAACTAGAAGGGGAAAGAGAAGCGGTTAAAAAAGAACTAAAAGAACTTAAAAGCGTCTTATCTGATGAAAAGAAAGACTTAGAGGCTACTAAGAAAGCTAAAAAGGCTACAGATGAAGAATTAATGTCTTTAACAGAACAAATTAAGGTGTCTAAGGATACAAAAAAAGGACTAGAAGATGAAATTAAAGAAATGCGTAAAAATATTGTAGAATTAGAGAAAAAAGAGAACGATACTAGAAATGAAGTAATAAAAGCTAAAGAAAGATATAACGAAGAGAACCAAAAACTAAACGAAATGACTGCACAAGTCATTAAAAACACTCAAAAAGAACAAGAATTAAATGAGCGAGAAGCTTATTTAAAGGCTTTATATTCTAAATCTGGAATTAACTATTCCAATTAAACTATGGCTAGAACTCAAGGCTTCTGGGACTCAGCTGGGGGCAACACTTATCTAAAAACATCAAATCCTCTTGGTTATGACCTTTTAATTAATGGGTCTAATCATTATATTAACTTTGGAACCACCAATGGTAGTTCTGGTTATGGAATTAGAGATAATGCTGGCGTGATGGAAGTCAAAGCCTCAGGTGGTTCTTGGGCTCCAATAGAAGGGACTCAAACAGATGATGGAACTGCAGCTGGTCAAATGTTGTTTTGGGATAATTCAAATAGTAAATGGACATATACAGAAGATACAGAATTATATTGGAATGATACACATAAAGTGTTACAAGTTGGCTCAAATGCAAATCCGTTATCATATGCTTATGCAAGGGAAAAGCTGGTAGTAAAAGACGACACAGGTGGAACAACTGGAACTGCTATGGTTATGTATAATGATGATTCTAATCAAATATTAGGAAACGAACTATTAATGCTTACAACGGTTGCAGCTAGAGGAAATGCTTTTGTGATGGCAGAAAGCCAAAACAATAGAGCTTGGGGTTTTGGTAATGTGTATTTAAATTCAGATACTTTCCAAATTGGATATATTCCAGATTATACAGCCGTAGGAACATTCAAAGAAACAGAAACTATGCGTTCAACTAATGGTTTGTTTTTTATAGATGGAGCTAATGGTAATGTAGGAATAGGTGCGGATTTAAAATCACCAGTGAAAAAGCTGGAGATATTAGATTCAAGCGCAGAACAGCTCAGACTTACCTACACGGTAGGGAGTGTTTATACAGACATTCAGACTACTTCGAATGGAGAATTGTATATAAATCCAAGTGGGGCAAGCGTTGGAGTTGGGACTAGTAATCCAGTCGCAATATTAGAGGCTCACAAGGCAAGTTCTGGCTACCTTCTTAGATTAACAAATGATGGAACTGCTCATAGGATGTCAATGTATATCTCTGGTTCTCTTTCTATTTGGTCAACCGACAACGGCGGTGATGTAAGATTTTCACCAGGAGGTTTAACTAATTATTTAGTGCATTTAGATGCGTCAGATCAGTATGTTGGAATAGGAACAACCGGTCCAGATAGAAAACTAGATATCTTAGACGCCAGCAATCCTCAGCTTAGACTAACTCATACGGATGGCAGTGTTTATGTAGATCAACAATGTGACTCTTCTGGATATTTTACAATTTCACCTACTGGAGGAAGTGTTATATTTCCACAAGGAGCAGCAGCAAGTCCAGCCGTTGCCTTTGGAGATGGGGATAGTGGTCTATTTGAAAGTGCTGATGACACAATACAATTATCACTTGCTGGAATTGCATACTGGAATTGGGGAGCATCACAATTTGGAGCAATAGCATCAACAAGACCGATACTAAGAAATGAAGATTCGTCATCCACAAATCCCACATTTGTTTTTGTAAATGACACTGATACAGGGATAGGAAGAGCAGCCGCTGATCAACTTTCTCTTATAGCTGGCGGTGTGGAGGGAATAAGGGTAAGCGAGGCAACAAGCATATCTATAAATATGGGACTTGCTGATAGTGATAAGACATATTGGGGGGCTGGATCAGATGCTTATATTGAATACGATGGGACAGATATGAAGATAGTTACTGATGCGGTAGCAGCGTCAGACTTAATAGTAGATTGCGGAACGGATAAAACAATAGAGTTAGCAGAGACAGTATACAAAGATGAAAACTTTTCAGGATTTGCCGCAGGAGCCACCGCTAATGTTCCAGATGCCGTAGCTTGGGATAGTGGTACAATATATGCTCGTGCCTTTGATGGAAATGCTACAACTGAACAACTTTTTGCAGGAGCAGAATTACAACACGATTACAAAGAGGGAACTGATTTAGTTTTTCATATTCATTGGGCACCCACAACGGCAAACAGTGGAAATGTAAAATGGCAATTAACATACACAATAGAAAGGGATAATACAGGCACTATAGCTAGTGGAACACTTTCAGCTGTAGACGCTGCTGACGGTACAGCGTGGGTGCCAACCAGGGTAGACTTAGGAACAGTCACTGGTACTAGTCTACAGATAGGAGATCAAATCCAGTGCAGACTATTTAGAGACCCTTCTGATGGTGACGATACTTATGGAGATGATGCGGCGTTGGCATTTACTTTTGGCTACCATTATGAAGTAAACACGTTAGGGTCAAGACAAATAGGTACAAAATAATTATTAATTTTTTTTAAAAAATATGCACACACACACTTTTGAGATCGCAGTAAACGGCATTTCTATTAATGGAGAAATGAATTTTAATTCTGGAAATGTTCCTGGAGTAAAGTTTAATAGTGCTTTTGAAATGGAAATGAAAGAATTTGATTCAATGAACGAATTTTTAAAACAATTACAAAAAATTTGTAAATGTGGAGAAATTAAAAAGATTGAAATATTAAAAAAATAACCTTTAAAAAACTATGTCAGTACAAACAACAGCCGCATTAGACGGCGAAAATAGAGTAATAACTATAGAAATATCAGCACTACAAGCAAAAGCTGATAATTTAGCTGATGATGCAGCAAAGTTTTATTACAACACACATTGGAAAAATGAGGATCAATTCAAAACAGATGTAGAGGGTGAATTGCAAATAACAGAATACGAAAATTTAACAGCACAGCAAAAGCTTTCAATTCTTGGTCTAGAAGCTCAGTATTGGCTTCTACATGGAGCAAAGGCTTATTACAAAAATGAGGCAGTAAATACTGCGAAGTCAACAGCCGAGTCAGAAATTGCAACAAGATACTAAATTGATTTTTTAATAAGTTAATGTTATAATAAATACATAACAATTAATCTTTAAAAACATGGAAAACAACATTTTGAAGCTAGAATTAAGAGAAGAAGAAGTGCAATATCTTGTTCAAACTCTTGATAGGGCTCAAATCCCTGGAGCTAATGCTGAAGGTCATGCTATTTTAAGAAAAAAAATAGTGTCAATACTTCAACCAGAAGAAAATAAAGAAAATAAAAAAGAAAAATAAAGTGTCTTTTTACACCCCTTAGAGGTGTTTAGGGGTGTATATAAGATAATTTATTTAAAATTTATGAAAAAATTTACTTCATTTTTAGCGATCATTTTGTCAATATTTCTTATAACAGACTATGTAAATGGTATAATTTTAGATGGATCCACAAAAGAAATAAGAGAATTATTTGTAGAAGAAAAACTAGGAGCCAGAACAGATTCAGTTATTAACGAATTTTCTGATTTAGCAGATGTTCCAGCTTCTTATTCCGGAGAAGGTGGAAACTGTGTAAAAGTTAATGGCGGAGAAACAGCTTTAGAATATTCAGCATGTGGTGTATCATTTACGGCCACTGGGACTCTTTTAGATTTAACTGGGTCAGTATTTTCAGTTAATGAAGGTACATTAACAAACAACAAGCTATGTACTTATGTTTCAGGAACTGGTATTCAATGTAATAGTGATGATGCTAATACTACTTATGCGGCTACTGGTACGTTATTAGATTTAACAGGAACTAACTTTAGTGTAAACGAAGGAACTCTTACAGATACAAAAGCCTGTATTTATTCAAGTGGAACTGGATTAGTTTGTAACAGCACTTATTTAACAGGAAATGAAACAATTACATTAAGCGGAGATGTTACAGGCTCGGGAGCTACAGCTATTACGGCTACAGTTGGAGATGATTCTCATAATCATACTAGCACAACAATTTCAGGACTAGACATTTCAGCAGATACAAACTTAACAGCTGGTAGAAGCTTGACTTTAACAGATGACTCAGTTGCGGCTGATGCAGAACTTTACACAAAAACTTATAATACAGCTTTATATAATTCGGGTGGTCTAGGAACTAGTACCGCTAAGGTACAGATCGAAGCTCCTGGAGCGTTTACAATAACCCAAGTTGCTTGCTCAACTGATACTGGAACTGTAACAATTCAATTAGATGAAAGAACAAATACAACTCCAAACACTAGCGGGGCTGATGTTATGACTTCTCAATTAGTATGTGATAGTGATAGGCAAAGCACTTCAAGTTTTGATAATGCAGCGATAGCTAGCGGGGCATTAATAAGTTTAGACGTAGATGCAACAGCATCAACGCCTACAACCTTTAGATTACACATCAAAGGCACATATGATGACTAAAATATTTATACTAATTAATTTAATCAGATTATTACTTTTTGGGGGTGTTTTGGAGTATGATTATAGACTTGAGAGAGTAGCAGAAATAAGAGCAGAACAGATTAAAAATAGTGGAATATTAGCACATTTATCAGGAAAAGAGTACCATCAATTACTAGTAGGGGAGGGGATAGAATACCTTAATATGGGTGAGAATATAAGCTATGGATACGATGAGGAAACAGCTATTAAGAAATTCATGTCCTCTAAAACACATAGAAATAATATATTAGGAAAATATAATAAAATAGGAGTATATATAACTCAATTTAAGAAAAAAAAGCTAATAATTATAATATTTTTAAGAGATGAGGAGTATAAATAAAAAAATAATAATATCTTTTGGAATAATTGCAATAATTTGTCTTATTGCTTTAATAATAGATGATAAAAAAGCAGAAGAGTACAATGAGTCTCAGCCAGAAATATTAGGTATTAAATATTTAGATGGTGATGTTTTAGGCGGTGATAATGATAACAGACCAGTAAAATATGCCTATAAAGGAGACAAGTTAAACAACGATAAAAACGAAATTATCAATAAAAGAAATAAACATACTAAATTCTTTAAAAACAAAGATGGTAGTATAACAGCTGAGATAATCTCAGGAGTGCCACAATACTACGAGGATGATAATGGAGAATGGTGGCAAGCAGAATATGCTACTAGCACAGTTAAAGAGTTAAGCAAGAAGAAAAAGATTAGTTTGTTAGATAGATTATTTGGAAATGTAGCTTATGCTGATACTGATACTTTTTATCCTGATGCAAACCCTGAAACAAGCTCTATGGACGGAAATGTTAGAAGAATTGTAGTTGCTGGAGAGGCTTGGAGTAGTATTAGAACTGGAGCAGGAACAAACTATGATGATACATCAAATTTAGATTATGTTTTTTATATAGATTCTGATACAGATACAGACGAATGGAATAGAAATGATAGGGCAATGTTTCTATTCGACACAAGTTCATTGGACGACGATGTCACAATAGATTCTGCTACGCTTTCTATATATGGTGAATCAAAAAACGATAATCTATCAATAACTCCAAACGTTAATGTTGTCAGTGCAAATCCTGCTTCAAATACAGCAATAGAAGCTTCTGATTATGTTGATTTTGGATCTACTGTTTTTTCAACTGCTATAGCTTATGCAGATATATCCACATCTGGGTATAATGATTTTGCGTTAAATGCTTCTGGATTATCAAACATTTCAAAAACAGGAATAAGCAAGTTTGGAATTTTAAATCAAAATTATGATATAGATAACTCTGGTCCTTCATGGTCGTCTAATGTTGTGTCTAATTTTAGAGTACAAATGGCTGAA